GTTGCCTAATAAAGATAGACAGGCTGACCTTTGTTGATAGTTACAGAGTCTGCGCTTCTGACGTATGCGTGAATGGTCTGCCCAAGAACAGAGATTGCATTTCCGCCAGTCAAGCCGAGTTGCAAACTCCCGTCTGTCGAATCCCATGTGACTCTGCCGACAGCATTGGCCGATGATGCTGTGGTGTCAAAATCAATATAGTCAGGAGTAGCGATTCCGCCTGTAATACCTGACAACGAGGTGATGTCGTTGTTCGCGCCTTTCTTTGCGCCGTCAGGCCATCCAGTACGAACAACAATTTCGTCGTTGGACTGCTCAATGACAACAGATTGCAAAGTCTCATCAACAAAGACAGACGGTTTGTCGTTTTTTATTACGACAGACTGCGTTGTTTCGTTGACAACAATGGTCATCGCGTAACCTCTGCGTCAATGGTAAAACACCCTTGCAGCAATCGAGTAACTGTTCCCGCACCTGACACAATCTCTAGGTCATAGACATACTCTCCGGCCACAACAGCAGCCGTATCCGTAGCAGATACGAGCAGCGTGATTGTTCCGGCAGTACCGCCGAGCGTGATTCGGCTATTCTCTGTAGTCAGCGACAACAGTACGGTCGAAGAATCAGCCGTCGCTCGCACTTGCATCCGAGCCGTGTAGCCGGTCAGATCAGTCGGCGTGGCGGCAGAATCCTGCCAAGTCATCACGCGGCTAAAGGTTGCGCCCTGATCGCAAACGATGTCGTAATTAGCCGCCATTGCTCACCTCCGGTGGGATCGGAGAAGTCCCGCCGGGGAGGGTGACCCCAAATCCGGCGATGATTTCTTCTTCTGCCGATCGCTCGCGCATAACGTCTTCAATATCAAGTCCACGCTCTGCAAGAGCCTGTGTTCGGGTCATCAATCCGTTGTTGATGGCAACGATCTGGGCTTCAGCCTCGTTACGAGGATCGACCCATTGCCAACCGCGTGGAACCCATTGCGTAGCGGAAAACTTAAAAAATTTGTTTGCCGGTAAATTGACCACGCCAGAGTCAAGGGTTTGGCGTAACCATCGCAGATAAACCGGCTGACAGAAATGCTCGATCATCCAATACTGGACGGTGCGCCAATGATCGCGCTCCTCAAGCAAGCCCTGACGGATGGACGAATATGAGACAGCCTCTAAATCGTTCGCCAATGACGTATAAGACACGCCAAGGCCAGAGGCTATACCTCGCAGCATGGCCTTCTCAAAGTCCCTAAAAGCCGTCGAGGGGTGCTGTGGGTCGTATGCTTTGAAATCTACACCGGCAGGGAGTTGCGAGAACTGCCCCGGCTGAACGTCCATTTGCAACGTGCCGTCTGCACCGTTGCCGTCGCCTTGATACTCATCGCCCGATTCGCTGACGAAGAAGCCCATCTTCGATGCCGAAACGCGAGCGGCTACCAGTTCCGCTTCCTCGTAGCCGCCGAGCATTTTAAGGCGAGTCATAGCCGTAGCCGTCCACGGAGTCCCGCGATTCTGCCCGATACGGTCAGAGCGGAAAGCGTGAATCATGCGTTCGGCAGGGATGCGCTCGGTCTTTGGCGTTGAGGCTGCAACTTGATAGTCATCGGGCGGGCGAACGCGAACGTGATAAGCAATCGGGCGACCAGAGGCATCGACCTCGATACCCATGCGAATCTGCCCACCGTTAGCAAGCACCTCGTTCTTTTCCTGATCGACCATATCAGGGTCGATGAACTGCAAGCGGAATCGATACGGGTTAGCGTTGTCCTCAACGAATAGCACGAAGCACTCGCCGTCGCGCACTACCGACTCGATGAATACCCGCTGTGCGTCAACCCACGATAACCGACCGTCTACGGTACAGGTTCCCGGCTGACCCCAAGCCATGAAAGCGGCTTCTAGTTGTTGGTTCGCTACTTGATCCAACGCACCGTTCGGCTCTCGCGCACGAACTTGCAGCGTGATCCCTTTCGGGCCGACAACGTTCGTATCCACAAGGTCGAGATACCGACGCGCATAATCGTTGTTCTGGCAAAGGTCGCGTGACCGCGCTCGCATTGCTCGCAGCGCATAGCGCAAGTCCGAGTCAGCGGTTCGGGTTTGTACCGTCCAATCGCTAAAAAGCCGCCCTGTGTTAGCGGCCTCAAATGATCGTTTGCGTGTAGGTTTTGGCGGCTGTCGCTTGAAGATGTCTAATAATCTCATGCCGTAAACCTCACGCGAATGGTGGCGTTAGTCCCGAGACCTTTTGCAATCTGCTCGGCTCTACGCTCACGGGCGACCTCACCCTTCAACCGCTCGCGTTCGACTAACAGATCGGCACGATTCCACCTTGAGAGGGATCGACCGGCGATAGAGTATGACGCAGCGGCAATGTTGGTCGGGTCTTTGAAATACGTTTCGATGTTATCGAGTGCGATCTGTGCGAACGATCTCGGGTCATCCGATGATGTGGCGCGGTTTGGCTCTACCTCGAAAACACCTTGATCAATCTCGATGCGAGCCGAGTCGGACGTTCGGGTGATATACGCCACCCAATGATACCGTCCGGCTTCATAGTCGACGGTAGTCGTGGAGGCGACGGAGACGGTGTACGCAGTTGTCGATCCGGTTGCCGAGATAGCAATCTTTTCGCCCGTGATCTCTCGTCGGGCAATGTAGGAGAGGCTATAGGCTGATGATGGGTAGTCGGTCACCAGATCGGTGCGCTTCCATCCCCAGAGGTCACCGGCCTGTAGATTGGTCGGTTCCCGCGTTGGGTAATTTGTCGAGTCAAATAGGTTAGCCATAGCCTCCCCTCTTATTTACTGAACGCTAGGCTCTTTCGGAATTTGAGCCTCGCCCTGTTCCTTGATCTTCTGAAACAATGGATATACGCCCTGCGATGTCGCGCAGTTCCCGAGAACCGCAAGAATCACATTGATTTCTTCGAGCGTTAGTTCCAACTTGATATTCATTACGCACTCCACGGAAGTGCCGGAAAAACCACCGGCGGGTTGATCTGATCTTGAATCTGATTGTCCACCGCCGCTTCGGTCGCAGCCTTATCCACGCCGTTTGCCCAGATCCATCCGAGGACTTGATCTTGCGTCAGGTCGGCATAAGGCGTGAACGAACCTTCCGGTGCAGGGACAGCACAAGTGCTATAGACGCTGCCGTTGAACTGGTTCACGAACGAACCCGCGCAAGTCCAATGCACGTTAAAAACTACGTCCGAGTTGGCGCCCTCGGTGGGGTAGCAATCCATCGCGGTGACAGACCATGTATACACTACTGAATCAGCCATTTGATTTCTCCGATAAGGATTGAGTGGTGACGACACGCAAAACAAGGTTCAACATCGCGCCAAGCAATAACACAGCGGATGCCATGTTCTGCCCGAACAGCACGGTCAGGTGTCCTGCGAACATTTCCAAAGATGCCAGCAGCGCCAGCAGGATGTTCCACCAGACTGTTTTGCTTTTCAGTGCGCCGCGTAGGGTTGCGATGTCCATTATTTAGCCTCCAATGCGGCGAGTCGGGCTTCAAGGGCATCGTTCTTGGCGCTCAGTTCTTGGATGGCTTTGAGCAAAATATACGGCAAAACACTAGTTTTTATAGCCTTTGGGTTTTGAACATCGCCAAGCGGAACGCTGTCCTCAACAACCAAGCCGGGGAAAACCTGCTCTACTTCTTGGGCAATTAAGCCTAGTTCTTTTGCTGTTAAATCATCATCAGTGTGCCAGTTGTATTTGACAACCCTGAGTTTTTCTACATCGTCAAGATAGCCGTTTCGTGCTGTTTGGATGTTCTTTTTAAGGCGTTCATCGGACGAAAACGTAGACGTACCGTTACCTTGAAGTTCCCATGTAGCAACACCTTGAGTCGTACAACGTAAATGCGCGCAATTTGCATTGTTAGACGTTGATGCTAGGCTTGTACCAATTGCGTATACACCACTGCCAGCGCCGCTTGGACTATCAAAGAAACCATTAAAACCAGCATCGCCTCGGTAAGAAACAAATCTTGATGTACTAGTCGTTGTCCCAACTAGCAAATCCCCACCCGCCGTGATTCTTGCACGCTCTGCGCCGTTGGTCGCAAAAATCATTGGATAGGCAGCGTTGCCGTAGATGATCGTGGAGTACGCCGTCAGTCCAAAGGTTGAACCTGCCGAATCTTCCTGACCAAAATAAGAACTCTGAACGCTATCAACCATGCGAATGTAATTCGCACCTGTGGACGTTGAGTTTTGCAGCAACAGACCGTTCGCAGCCGTGGATTTAATTGTTCCTGCGACTTCCAGTTTTTGCCCCGGGCTGCTAGTGCCGATGCCTAACCCGGTCGCTGTGAGCCGCATACGCTCTGTGTAAGCCCCGTTAGTTGCTGACACACCCCAATACAAGTACCCACTGGCATAGGTGGCAATTTGCCCCCACCCGTTATCTGCGTTATTTCCAACAAAATCTAAACCATAAACATTGCCCGCACCGCTGCGCCATCTTTGCGCTACTTGTTGACCAGATGCGGCATAAACAATTTCAACTGGCGCTGACGGACTGCTCGTGCCGATGCCGACGTTGCCGGTAGAGGAAATACGCATTGCCTCTGTTGCAGTTCTATTGTTATAGAACTGAAGCGATTGAGTAGACCCAGACAAACCATCCATAATGATGGTGTATTCCGCTGACCCTG